ATAGGAGTTTCGTCTTCAAACTCAGGTTGCATTGCTTCCATGATCTTATCAAAGATCTTCTTACCGAACTTATAGAGGAAGACACCACCTTCATTGTGAGGATTAGTAGGATCCTTCACAACATAAACATTTGCATAGTAAGAAAGTTTACGCTTCTGCTTACGAACAATTTCTTTGTTAGAGTCAATACCGCTGTTCCACAGTTCGCGGTTGTGCTCTGATACGGGATCTTTTTGTCCCAGAGTTGTGAGAGAGTTCTCAATGTACCAACCACCAGTGCCTTGGAAGGCATGAGAGTACATCTTTGCCCAAGGGAGATCTTCTCCATCAGGGGCAGGCAGGAAACGAAGAACGGCGAACCCGTTACCAACTTTATCTACTTCGGGTTTCCAGAGGCGATCATCACCTCCACCACCACTATTATTCATCTTCTCTACTTCTTTGACGAGTTTGGAAGTCAGAGAACCAATAGAGGATTGCTTTTTAAGATCAGAAAAGGACATTTTTGTATTTGTGAGATTTGGCTTTTGGGTACTTCGTTATTCTACACGTCGAAACCCTGGGTGTCAATCTGCTTCTTCATGGCGTCGAGCATCTTTCCCATATTGGAGAAGATGACACTAATGTCAACATCTTTCGGAAGCCCCATCATTGTAGCAGATTCTACAATACGGGTTTTCATCATCTTTGCTTCGGGATCATCGGACAAACTCAGTCTCGTATAGAGAACCTTTTGTTTATCCAGTAGTCTTTCTAGAAGAGACACATGAAACTTTTTCTCCTCTGTATTCATAGAGGGGAACTTAAAAACACTACTATAAACTTCTTCTTGAAGTTCCTGAATTTCCGTCATTTCTGCGCGGACTACATCAGAATCAAAAAAACTCATGCTTCTCCTAAAACTACTTCTTTCAATATTTTTTTGTAACGAAATACATCTATATTTAGGAAAGGTGTGTACTTTCTCAGTTTTAAACTTACTGATGTCCATACAGGATCAGTTAGTTGTTTATCCCAGTTTGTTTTATAACCAAAGATAAGATTCAATATTACCATAGTTTCAATGGAAACGTTACCCCTCAGATACTCTTTAAGAATCTGCGGATGTTTCGATCCATCTAAGGCAAACATTGAATCTATGTTGTTATCAACGAATACTTTGCTAGTCTCTTCCTTAAAAAGATAAGAAAGAGACTGAGTGCGTTTCTTCCATGACATGTATCTACCTTCACCTTCCCGAATCATTTCACCAATCCACAGTTTTGCAGGATCAGTACAATCAATGAAGTTAGATACAAAAAATTCGATTACTTCTTTATCTGATTTGTTACGTGCTAATTTTTCAAACCAGAATCTATCTTTGCGTTTATAAAAAGACTTTACTGTGGCACGACTTTTACCACAGTACTTATGATAATCATATTTCTCTTTAGTGAAGTGATTCTTCAAAGAGAGATATGATTTATAGGCATCAAACGGCATCACTTTATTGATATTGTAAATTAGGGATATTATCACTCTTAGTATTTTTAAGGAAAAAGTCCCCAATCATATTGAATGCAATTGTAATTCTTTCTTCATCTCGCAGTTGCTCTTTTACATGATGTCGAACATGACTTGGAAATAAAACCATTGTACCATCAGTTCCTGAGTAGTTTGTATCAAATTCATCAAAATAAGTAGGATGATCGTGATTTTTATAGTATATTACACCCGATAAATCTCCTCTATGACAATGAGAGGGATTGTCATCACCTTTATATGAAAAATTAGTCCATAAATCGTAAAAATCGTAATGTCCAACATTACTCAACAATTGAAAATTTTTACTTTCAAAAATTTTATTTGTTAATCTGATAATCCATGGCAACCAAAAAGATTGTTGAATTAAATTATATGGAACTGATGTCTGATAAGAATTATGTTTTTTGCCATCACCAGCAATATATCCAAAATTTTCATGAGCTTTAAGTTCAGCAAGAGGATGATCTTTAATTTTTTTCGATTCATCAACCCAAACATCAATTTCCTCCATGATAAAATCTGGAATTTTGATGACATAAACAGGACAATTTTCCTGTAATTTTTCTATTTGAAAATTCATTATACGTCAAACGGCATCACTTTATTGATAATTAAAATTAGAATCAGAACTATTTTTCAATTTGAAAATAGCGCCAATATTAAAAGCAATGGTAATTCTTTCTTCATCTAGTAACTGCTCTTTAACGTGATGGCGAACATTACTTGGAAACATAATCATTGTTCCATCATATCCATCATATTTAATATCATAATCATCAAAGTAAGTTGCATGATCATGATTTTTGTAATATATCACACCTGAAATAAATCCACTATGCTCATGAGAAGGATTGTCATCACCTTTATATGAAAAATTAGTCCATACATCATAACCATGAAAATGTCCAGGAGATCTTACCAGACTATAATTAAGATGATGCCCCTCCCAATTTTTTGCGGCTAATTTTAAAACCCATGGCAACCAATATGAATTTTCAATTAGATTAGAAGGAATGACTGATTGATAAGAATTATGCCTTATACCATCTTCAGCAAGATATCCAGCATTTTCGACTGCTCTAAGTTCAGCAAGAGGGTGATTTTTAATTTTTTTTGATTCATCAACCCAGACATCAATATCTTTCATGATTAAATCAGGTATTTCAGTGATAAAGACAGGACAATCTTCCTGCAATTTTTTCATTTCAAAATTCATATTTAAAAAACCCTACAGACGAAAATTTTGCCGAAAATTTTTTTGCCCCTTTTTTGAAATTAAAAGCTAATTTTGATTAGAGGGGCAACTTGGCACGAGATGTTCTCTTAAGAAAGTTAAGTTCCATTGCTTCGTACTTTAACTTCTCTTTCAGAGGTTTGGATATAAGTTTGGGGACGGACTCCACATCAATTGAATTCAGATCACAGAAGTGAACGATAGCATCGATATAACTCATGTCCTCATTATCAAGGACAAGTTTCTCAATATCCTGCGCGAATTTTGACGGGCAGAAGAATTTCTTTTCTAGTGCTTTTTCTAGTTCATTCTCCATTCTCTGTCCTAGTATTGTGATGTACAAATTCTTTAATGTAACGAACTAGAAGCTTAATATAGTCGCCTTTGTTTCTTTTGTCAAATACTTCTACTTCACCACTGGGAGTTACCATGAGAGTGATTAATTTTTTAACTGGAATACCAGTCATCTCATAGTATGCACACGCATAAAATGTTTCTTGGACAAAATAGTTTTCCAACCATTTCTCAGGTTTGATCTTTTCAGATGTTTTAAAATCAATAACTGCTAGTTCTCCTTCGTACTCACCAATGCAGTCAACCCTACCAGCCAGTCCATAATACTCTGAATAAAGAGTTCTTTCAATAGCATGTACGTTATTTATCTTGTCAAGATATGGTTTAGCATGATGAAACATAAACTGAGTCATGGGACGGAAATCATCCCAGTTCAGATGTAGATTCATCAAATATGCCTGCGCTGCTTCGTGAAAGTCTGTTCCCCTAGCAGTTGCTTTCTTTGTGATACGATTTGCTTCTTCAATACCAACTCGCTTTCGCCACTTTGCAAAGATTTCTCTATTATAAAAAGAAGTCACGGAAGTAATGGAGGGAACCCATTGTCCATCTGGAAGATTATATAATCGAATTCCCTGTGTTTCTTTTTTGTTTAGTTCAATGTCACCGAGATAATTATGATGAATGAAGTTCATAGTTTAAGTTCGTCTTTCGCAAGCAAGTATTCTTTACATAGTCCAGAGCGGACAATATCTTCAACACCAAATTCAATAATATCAACTGAAGGCATAACTCTAAGAATATTCATGAAGTCATGAATACCATTTCTTTCATTCTGTTTAACCAAGTCAGTCTGAGTTGCGTCACCACAGAACATAATCTTAGTGTCTTCGCCAACCCTAGTGATAATACTATCAAGTTCATGAAAATTCAAGTTTTGATATTCATCAACGATAATAATTGCTCTATCTAAAGTAGTGCCTCGGATAAAGGATGTGCTCCAGAAACTAATTGTTCCTTGTGTCTTCAGATTACCGTAAAGCATTTCAAAGTCTGTCTCTGAGGGAAGAGAGAACATATACTTAACCATATTCTTATAAGGAATCTGATAGATATCAGACTTGTCCTCATGATCACCAGGTAAGAATCCAATCTCTCTAGTTGCTACAAGAGATCGAACAATATAGATCTTATCATATGGAGATCTTTCATCAAGAACTTCTCTCAGTGCGTTGTAAAGAGTAATGAATGTTTTACCTGTACCCGCCGCACCATATGCGACTAAGTTTTTATTATCAGAGTAAGCGTCAAATAGTTTTTGTTGATTATCAGTGAGAGGATCAATGCTCCTCATCAATTCAGTGTTAATTGGTTTGCGGCGCTTCATTTGCTTTGCAGTTAAACCGACACCAATAGGTTGATCTCTTTTTCTTTTTGCAGGCATAGATTAGACAGGTTTGACAGTAGAACCGGG